GTCGGCAGCATGTTCTCGAACGACAAGCTGACCTACAAAATCCGCCACGAGTACGGCGGCGCGGTCCTGGTCGACGGCGAGAAGGGCACGACCAAGGCGGTGGTGCCGTAAGCGATGCTGGCCGACGTGCAGGCACTGGTGGGTGATCTGGTCCGGGATACCCTGGACCAGGTCAGCCCGGCGCAACGGGACACGGCCATCGAGTTGGCCGTGGCCCGCTATTCGGCGGATCGGCCGCGCCCGGCGGTCGCCGCCGCCGTCGCGCCGGGCGGCGACCGCCTGCCGATGCCGGCCGGCTGGCCGGCGACCGCCAAGCTCGCCTGGCTGGAATGGCCGCTCTGGTGCAATCCGCCGGCGCAGTTGGCCCATGTGCCGTTGCGCACCCTGGCCGGCGACCTGGTCGCCGTGACGGAGATCGAGGTGCCGGCCGGCGACACCGTGCATATCCACTACACCGACATGCATGTGCTGGCCGTGGCCGAGGACAGCATCGCCATCGCCGACCGCGAAGCGGTGGCGGCCTACGCCGCCGCCCTGGTGTTCGATCAACTGGCGTCGCTGGCGACGCGCAACAGCGAGCCGACCCTCAACGCCGACGCCGTCGACCACAAGAGTCAGGCGCAGGACTACGCCGGCCGCGCCCGGGCGCTGCGCAAGCGGTACACCGAACTGCTGGCGATCAACGACGCGGCGGCCGTCAGGCCCGGCGGCGCCAGCGTCGCCTGGCCGGGGCGGACGCGCTTTCCCGGCGCCGGCGCACGGCGATGAAGTTCGTTTTCGATACCGCCGACCTGGCGATCCTCGCCCGGGCCTTCGCCGCGGCGCCGGAACTGGCGCGCGACGAGGCGCGCCGCTTTCTGCACGCCGCCACCGAGTATCTCAAGGGCGAAGTCGTCGAGCGCACGCCGGCCGCCGCCGGCACGCTGCGCGCCTCCATCGCCGCCGCCGTCGAAGAGGATGGCCCCGGCCTGCTGGGGGTGGTGGCCACCGCGCTCGACTATGCCGTTCCAGTCGAACTGGGCACCCGGCCGCACAAGCCGCCCATCGAACCGCTGGAGCAGTGGGTGCGCACCCGGCTCGGCCTGACCGACAAGGCCGCCGCCTCGGCGGCCCGGCGCATCCAGTGGAAGATCGCCCACTACGGCACGCCGGCCGCCGGCATGTTCCACCGCGGCGTCGCCGCCGGCCGCGCCAACGTCGAGCGCTTGTTCGCCGATGGCATGGCGCGGCTGCGCGATCGCATCGTCGGGGCGGCGCGATGAGTCTCGCCGACACCCGCGCCGCCATCGTCGCCCGGCTCGCCGCCGTGCCCGGCATCGGCGTGGTGCATGCCTACGAGCGGTTCGCCGCCGACCAGAAAAAGTTTCGCGACTTGTACACCGGCGCCCCGGGCTTGCTGCAGGGCTGGTTCGTCTGCCTCGGCGGCGCGCGGGAGGTCTCGGCCGTGGTCGGCCTGGCCACCCAGGTGGCCGGCTGGCGGCTGCAGGGCTTTCGCGCCATCGACGACGACGGCGCTTCAGGTCGAGGGCATGGCCGCCTACAAGCTGACGCTGGAGCCGACGCCGGTGGCCGGCAACGACGAAATCGCCACCACGCTGTTGTAGCCGTGGCAATCCATTTTCACGGGAGACAAGAGACATGAAGTTCGTAGTTCCGAGCACCGACCACCGGCCCTGGCCGGCGACGGTCACCTTGCAATCGTGCGATCCGGCCACCGGCGAGATCGTCGAGACCACCAACAGGTTCGTCGTCTTCTTCGGCGACTGGACCGCCGAGCAGTTCGAGACCTGGCGCCTCGAAGCGGAAGCCCTGTATCCGATGCCCAAGGACGGCGAAGGGGCGATGCTGCCGGTGATCAAGGCGCGCAACGCCCATGTGCTGCCGCGCTTGATCGAGGACTGGGGATCCGAAGTGCAGGACGAACAGGGCAATCCGCTCGCCTACAGCCGCGACCGGCTGGCGGCGCTGCTGCGCAGCCACGATGGCCTGCCGGTGGCGGAGGGCCTGTGGCTGGCGACGCACCAGGTCAATGCGGGGTTGCCCGAGCTAAAAAACGCCTTGACCTCGCCCGCGCCTGGGCCGAACGAATCAGGAAGCGCGAGCGAGGCGACGGCGGCGACGAGTTCGCCGACGACCTGAAGGCGCTGGGCCTGCCGCCGCTGGAGCGTCCCGCCGACGAATGGGCCACCGGCTTGCCGCTGGCGGTGCTGCCGGGCAACCGGCGGGTCTGGGAACTGTGGCTGGCCCTGGAAACCCAATGGCGCCTGGTCGCCGGCATGACGGGCTTGACGCGGACCGGCCTCGATTACCCGGCCGCCGACACGGTGCGCCGCGCGCTGGGCATCAAGCGGCGCGACTGGCGCGGCGTGCTGGCAGACCTGCAACAGATGGAGCAGTGGGCGCTGGCGGCCCTCAACGCATGAGGCGGACGGTATAGACGGCATGAGCGACGATATCGAACTGGGCATTCGCCTGAAATACGACGGCTCCGCGGTCGATGGCGGCCTCGTGGTCAGTAGCGAAAATCTGCGCAAGGTCGGCGCCGCCGCCGAACAGGCCAACCAGCGTGTCGAGATATCGGCCAAGCAGGCGGCGTTCGCCATGCGCCAGCTGCCGATGCAGATGACCGACATCGCGGTCGGCCTGGCCAGCGGCCAGACCTACGCCCTGGAGAGGCGCCAGTGAACACATATCCGACCCTGCCCTGGGAGTGGAGGCCGAAAGAGTCGATCAGGCGGCCGGAAGATGCGCGCGTGGCCACCAACGGCGTGCGCCACACCCGTATTTTCGGCGATGCCGACCGGCGAGCCATCGAGGTTGTGCACCCGCGGCTGACGCGCGCGCAGTACGACACTTGGCTGGCCTTTCGGGCCGCCAATCTCGGGCAGAAGATCCTCTACAGCCGGACGCGGGCCGGCGTCGTCGAAACCTACACCGCGACCATGAGCGCCGAATACGAGGAGGAATTCGTCAAGCCCGATCGGTTCAATCTCATCGTGCGGATGTGGCTGGAGCCATGAGCGGCGGCCTATACCTGCCGGCGATCGAGGACGCCGGGGCGCCCACGGCCCAGACCGACGTCGAGGCCTATCGTCAGAAGTGGCTGGCCGCCTACCTGGCGGCCGGCAGCAACGTGACTTGGGAAGCACCTCAGGAAACGCTCAACAGCGTCGCCACGCCAGCTTCCGTGCAACAGATGCAAGCGTGCGCCGCCTGGGCGCCGGCACGTATCCTGTACGGCCGCGATCGGCTGGGCGCCGATCTTTACGACTTCGGCGTGCTGAATGGCGCCCTGGTCATGTTCCTTGTATGGGGCCATGGGCCCTGGGATGGAATCGAATCGATCACCCTCAATGACGAGCCGCCGCCGGCGGGCGTGACCGTCAGGCATTACGATGGCACTCAAAGCAGTCACGATCCGACCCTGGCGCAGCTTTATGGCGTCGCCGGCAATGCGGAGCGGCTGGCGCAGATGGTGTACCCGTATCTCGTCTATTCGGTGGCCGTGGTGCCGCCCGGCGTCTCGCCAGGCATGCCGCAATGGGCGGCGATCTGGCGGGGCCGCCGGCTCTACGATCCGCGCAGCGGCTTGACGGTGTGGTCGAACAACGCGTCGCTGGCGCGCGCGGATTACCGCGGCTCGGCGGTTTATGGCATGGGCCGCGCCATCGACTGGGCCACGGTGGCGGCGTGCGCCGACAACAACGACGTGCTGCTCGCCGGCGAAAAGCGCACCCGCGTGAATTTGACGCTTGCCACCCGGGAGCCCTGCGAGCACTGGGATACGGCGTTGGGTGCGTACAGCGAGTGTTTCGTGGTGGACGACGGCGTGACCAGCACCTTTGTGCCCGACGCGCCCGCGGCCCCGGTGATGGATTTCGTTCATGTGCTCGGCCATATCATCGAGCTGGCGCCCCTTGAGTTCACCCAGCCGGCCGATGCGCCCAATGTCGTCGAGATCGTGTGGACCGACACTAGCCAGATTCCGTGGCGAGAGGAGGTGGCCACCGCCATCGCCGAGGGCGTTGAACGCGGCGACGTCGACGTGCGGCTGTCGCGCATCGCCATGCCCGGCATCCATGACGCCGGGCAGGCCATGCGCATGGCCATACAGCGGCTTAACCGCGCCGAGCTGATCGACTTGGCGACCACCATGACCGCGCCGGCGCGCGCGGCGCCGCTGCGTGCCGGCGACGTGATCAGGGTGACGCATCCTTGCGGGCTGGCGGAGAAGGCGTTCCGGATACAGGCCGTGGCTGGCCAGATGGGCGATTACAAGCTCTCGTTGATCGAGTACGACGCGGTGGCCTACAGCAACGCGGTGGTGACGCACTCGACGACGCCGGACACCGATCTGCCGGACCCGGCGGCGCCACCCGCCCCCATTGGCCTGGCCGTGACCGAGGAGGTCTACGAGCTGCGTGACGGCTCGTGCAGTTCGCGGCTCAGGATCGTCTGGGATGCCGCGCAGTGGCTCTATCTGGACCGCTATTACGTCGAGGTGAGCGAGGGGGGCCAGGTGATCAACACCCAGGCGCCGCTCACCGCCGAGGCGCGCACGCCGGCCGTCCAGGAGGACAGAACCTATACCGTCAAGGTGTCGACGGTGGCCCGGGGCGGCGCGCAGTCCGCCCCCGCCGTGCAAGTCATTACCGCCCAGGGCAACCGCTTGCCGCCCGGCCCGGTGCCGGCGGGCAGTTTCATCGGCTACGAGGCCGGCGGAACTGCTTACCTGAGGTGGGGCAAGGCGATCGATATCGGCGTGGTGCGCTACCAACTCAAGCGCGGCACGGTGGCGCAGACCCATGCCGAGGCGCCGATCATCGAAGTGGTCGATGCGCTCACCTACCAGGACAAGCTGGCGCCAGTGGGCACCTGGCGTTACTGGATCGATTCGCTCGACCGGCTCGATCAACTGCTGGCGCATCGCGGACATTCAGCCTGGACATCCTGATCAACGGGACGGTGGTCATGTCTTACACCTACACGACCACCTTCGCTGGGGTATTGGCGATTATCCCGTTGGGTGGAGGCGCCGTTATTTACGACGGGGCGTATGGCAGGCTCTGTCCATTTGGGTTGGGCAACGTTCAGTTCACGGCATCGGTTAAATGCCGGATGAAGGTCAGCAATGGCGACTGTACGGCTTACGCGCTGGCAAAAATAGTCAAGACGGGATAATCATGAGCACTCCGCTTTATCAATCCATCGACGACCCGCTCGGCGGCGTCTGGGACCTCGTCAATCGGCGCCGCATCCGCAAGGATGAGCCCGGCTGGGACATCTATCAGGTCTATCTGTCTAGCGGCGGCGTGGTGCTCGACGCTGATCCGATCGGGCAATTGGCCGACCTGGCCACCGCCAAGACCGCCAGGGTGGCCGACATCAACAATCGCGCGGCGGCGGCGCGCAATCGGGCGATGCGGGGCAAGAGTCCATGGGAGGGCATCTCCTGGACGATCAAGCTGTTCGACGCCCTCGCGGTCAAGGCCGGGAATGCTTCGCCATTCGCACCGATCTTGCCGGCGCTGGCGACGGCGATTGGCCTGGGCCAGACCCCCAATTCCGTCAATGCTGCCATCGCGGCGGTGCGCGGCATCACGGAGATGCAGCAGGTCGACAAAGTGCTGGCCGACGCCGTGCAGGCGCTGGCCATCGAGACATTGCTGGACGGCCAGCGCGGCAAGCACGCAGACGCGACATTGACACAGACAACGATGGGTGACCTATTGACCTACAACTGGACTACGGGTTGGCCGCCGATATGAAATATCTGTACACGCGCGACGACATCCGCTCCGGCGATCTGATCGCGCTGAGCCACAATCGATGGGCCTCGTGGTCCGACGTGCAGGTCATGGTGATTCGCGTGTTCCGCATGACCGAGTACTCTCATGTCGGCGTGGCATGGCGCATCTGCGGCAGGCTCTTTATCCTGCATGCCATCGGCGGCGGCGTGTCGATCACGCCACTCTCTCTCAATCTGCCGTTCTATTGGCTGCCACTGGACCAATGGACACCCGAGGCCGAGGAATACGCGCTCTCGACCGTCGGCCAGCGGTACAGCAAGTGGCAGGCCATCCTGGCCGGCCTGGGCATGCTCCGGGGCGGAACGGACGACCGCTGGGAGTGCGCCGAGTGGGCCAACATGGTGCTGCGGCGCTGCGGCCACGACGTCGGGGATGCGTATACACCGGACGAACTGGTCGATCGGCTGTCCTGATTAGCCACAATGTTCAGCCGCGCGCAAGAATCGCTCGGGACGAGCCGTGGTAGCCACGGCAGCAACCAAGAGGCGCTTCAGGATAGACGACAGATCGAACCGGCGATTGAACCGATACTGG